TACTCCTGCCTAAATAACGGAGGAATCCTTGCTTTTGATGATTATATGTGGGGAGCTTCTTTACCTGAAATGGATCAACCTAAAACAGGAATTGATGCATTTTTAGTTCCCTATGCAAATAAAGTTACTGTTCTTGAGAAGGGTTTGCAGGTTTGGACGAGGAAGGTTTTTTAGATTTAGTTTTTTTGCTAGCTTTTTCTAAACGATCTGCTTTGTAAGCCTCAACTGCATTTACGCTAGTTCTACTTCTCCAAGCAAACCCACATTCGGTACAAGTAACAACTTTTGCAGTTGTCCAACGACCACCATTGGGTAGTTCCTCTGTAGATGTTTCTAGCTTAGAAGGTCTAGCTGTGCAGTACGGACAATTAGGAAATCTACGACGTCTTGTCTCTTCACCGTTATAAGACACAGATAGAGCTCTACGAATATCTACTTCATCTTTTCCGCCCCAAATACCCCAAATTTGTCGGTGCTCTAGAGCCCACTGCAGACACTGCGAGCGCACAGGACATGTAAAGCACATGTTTTTAGCAGCATATTTTTCTTTAAACTCTTTTGAAAAGAACCAGTCTAAAGCGTACCTATTAGAAGGTTTTGCACAGGTGGCATCTGATTGCCAATCGAGGTTTTCTGCTGGTTTCCACACATAACTATAGTAGACTATAAATTATAAAAATATCGGTTATAACACGATTATCAAAAATTATATTTCTATCCAAGTTGCAGGAAGGATAGAGTCTACAAACTCTCCATACTCGGTCTCGCCAAACTCATCACATACAGAGTAATCTTCTTCATCTTCTATTATTCCAGTCCAACCATAGTTTGGTGAACATTTATCAATTAAGTTAAAACCATCTCCTAAGGAAATAGCCACTCCATCTCTTTGCAAAGCAGAGGCTAGAGCTCTTCTTACCAAATCATTATCTAGGTCTATATGATCAAAGGTGTAATAAATTACAGAACATTCTACTTGTGGATCGTATCCAGAACCTTCCCACTCTTGCCAAAGAAAGTCTCCAGGTCTATCGCTTTTCATTAAACCGTCCTATATCTGATCATCTTCAGGGTTAATATTAAGCTCAAAATCTGGACTCTGCTGGTCTAAGAAATAGACTTCGCTAGTTAGTTTCATCTCAAATATCCCAGCTATTGTTACTGCTCCACACATAGCGCAGATTTCAACAGATCCATTGTTAACTTTATTAGGCACATCTACGCCTTTAAGACGCATTATTATCCGACCAGTTTTGTCCATACTTTCTGGCTCCCACCGAGCGTGGTTTTCCATCCAACATGCTTCGCAGATTGGTACAGGACTAATTACTGGTTCAGCAGCCATGACAATAGTCTACTCTTGTAGAGCAAACGTCATATCTTCTGTAAGTATTATATTTAGCTTACCTCTTATTTGTTTTCTTTCTTCTGGAGAATATCCTCCCCAAAAACCATGTTTTTCATTTCTTATAGCCCATTGACCGCACTCAACTATGTGAGCACAAGCTGAGCATATCTTTTTAGCTTCAACATAAGCATTAAGTCTTTGACCTATAACTACTTCATCTTTATCTTCTATATAAAACAACTCTGCGCCTATTTCAGCGCAGAGAGGTTCTTTGTATTGCCAAGGCGGTACAAGTTCTGACATGTTCCCCTCCAAGAAACTATTTAGTTTGTTCCGACGCTATCTTTCCTACCTCATACCCGCATCCCGCATATCCAGCAATATCAATCCATGTATCTGGTTGAAATCCTGATCCGTGAGCAAAGCGTGCCATCTTGAGACCGACCATCATCATTGCAACTTGTTCGTTGGTGATTTCTTGTCCAAGAATGACAGACCAGATTTTTGCAGTTCGTGTGAAGTTTTCTTCTGGTCCGCCATAGTTAGCGTTTCTGTCCTGAGTTGTGATTCGAGCAGCTTCACGGAGAGCTTCTACTCGATAGGGGTTATCTGAAGTCTGTTTCATGTATTCATTAACAGGGGGAACAGTGTTATTTACATTGTCAGACATTCTTTAACCTCGCAGTCACTAGAGCAGTGTATGAATAAGTACTAGATGCTTTTAAGCTAGGCTCTATCTCTAACTCATATGCAACATATTTGCCAAGATCTTCAATCTCGACATCAATAAACCCAGCTAACTCTTTCTTAGCTTTGGTCTGTATGTTTTGGTAGTCGCTACCTTCAACTCTAAACTTAAAAATAGCAGAGTTCACTATGGAACCCGCTTTTCCAATTGTTGAGGTGTGTAGTGGAATCCTTCTAAGACAGGCTCTTTACCATCTGTTGTCTTAACGATAATGTCACCATATCGGATACTTACTACCTTGCCACGACGACCATTGTGTAGTTTGCCCATCTCACCGTCAAATGCATTCCATTTGACTCTAACTTCATCGGAAACAACAATCTGACCAGCTTGAGCGGGCACCCAATGCTCGTTTTTGTTTTCTACAATAATTGCATGTCCTAGAGCCAGTTTGCTGAATAGCTCAACAACTTGACTTAGGTTTGCCTCATTCTTTACTGGGTCTGGATCTGTGTTCTTTAGTTCTTCCCACTTTTCTAGTAGGGCAATAACATTGTCTCCAACAACCCGCTTTGTGCGGTTATTGGTCAATTGTTCTTTGACCCACGGCATATTTACTTTTGCCATCTCGCTGTCCTTTCGTACAGTTTTGCCTAGACTAACGACAACTGGCTCTGGTTGTCCAGAGCTCTCGCTGTTTTTTCCAGAGAGTCTGCGTATGAAGGCACTGCCTCTCTGTAAAAATCTTTCTGTGTTTGAGCCACTATCAGTCTTTCCTCTGGACTCATTTCCTCTATCGTCGAAGGTAAATACGCCCATTCTGCTCCTAGCTCGGCGGTATGACGCCATTCAGTAACAACAGGAACACCTGCTATGAGTGACTGAGATATTGCAACAGACCACCAAGGATCTCCTCCTTGATAGGTACTAATTAAGGTTCCTACAGAACCGCTGATCTTATCTATAACCATCTCATTTGTGCTGTAGTTATTGTTTCGTGTTGGGTATATAGGTAGAGTTAAGCTCTTAGATATCTTCTTTGTCCAAGCAGATTTAGGGCTATCAGCGCACCAATAAATTTTATCGGACTCAGAAAACACATCCTCAGCATCATCTATAAGCGCTCTGTCATAACACAAAGAGACAATACTGTCTTCATCTAAGTTTGGTATATGTTTTGTAATAATATTTTTAGAAAACCAAGGCATGCTTGGGACAAATGTTTGCTCCCATTTTTCGTTGTGTAAGTGGTCTACAAAACTTAAGATTTGTTTTTTATTTTCTGGAGTAGAAGCTTCAGAGTACTGAGCTCTTCTAGAATAAAAATCTTTATAAAAACTATCTGTCCCAGTATAAAAGTCCCTAACAGTTGTTTTAATCTTTTGTGGCTCTGGCATATCAACAATTAAACGAAGCTTTCCAAGCTCTCTGGCTTTATTAGCCAAGGCAAAAGCTCCGTATGAGTAGTGGGCTGATAAGTTTGATGGCGATGCTAGCCCGACAAAAATTGCGTCAAATCGATCTAAATACTCTTTTGAATACGAAAGATGTGGTTTAGTAAGAAAAACTTCGTGACCTAGCTCAGTAAAAGCACCGTGAATAAGACCAGTAAAAGTCGGATAACGATTAATTGCGTTATGAGACGACTGAGATGCTGTGCATCCAGTAACTAGTATTTTCATAATTTCCTTATCTTGGATTACTAAATTGCTACCCAACAGTTTTTGTTGGGTAGCAACCTAGCAAAACCAGCTTAGAACGGTGAGGCTGGAGCTGCAGCAGGAGCAGGAGCGGCAGCAGGTGCTGGCGCTGGTGCAGGAGCTGGAGCAGGTGCAGCAGCAGTTGCAGGAGCGGCTGTCTCGCCATTCATTGCAGCAACTGTCTGTGCGCTTGGGTAGTAGTTCTTGATTTCGTTCTTCTTAGCGCCGTTATATAGACGGCTACCAATCTGTGCACGGAATCGACGACCCATGAGTGCTTGCTCAATTTGAGCATTGGTTGGATTGTTATCGAAGTATCCACGGCCAATTCCCATGGCATGGAACTTCTTAAACAAGATTCCCAGCGCTGCTGGTGAATCAGGTGAGACAACTAGGTTGTCCCATACAAGACGCTTATTGTGGGCTCCGCCCTCAACCTGCGCCTTTACTTTGAACATGGTTTTGCCAGATTGCGATGTTGTCGCAGTGGCTTCAACAACTACGAGATCGTAGTCGCCGTCTGGTAGCGGTTCATAACTGCCCGCGTCTCCAGCATCTTTAATGAGGTCTGCCCAATTGCGTGAACTCACTGAGTGCCTTCTTTCTGTGTTGTAGTTTCAGCTGCCGCTGCTTGTTTTGGTCCAAAAACAATGTCGAGCATTCGCTCAATTGACATGTCTTGTTGTTCTACGATTTTGCCGAGGCGTCCTTG